TTCCAGGCCCACCGGCCGGACAAATCGGAAAGCAAAGCCTCATATCTGGCCATGTTGGCGGCATCGGAAAACGGGCAAATGATCCAGTCCCAGGGATCCTCGTTGATAGCAGCCAGAGCTGCAGATGTATCAGGATCACCGGCTCCGGCCGTATCTGTTGCAACAGTCAAGCCATTACCGGCAAACGCGTTGTCAGCCTCGTTCGGCACATGGATATCAACCGAATTGAAAATGGCTCCGGCATGCCGGGCGGTCAGCGTCACAACATTGGTTGCAACGGCCGCTGTAAAGGGCAGCTCGGCATCACTTAGCGGGTTGTAATATGAGCCGATTGCAGCATTAAGCGCGGCGGCAACCGCATTGGCATCATCACCAGCACCTATTTCCACCTGAAGCCGCTGGCCATCAATGTCAAGGTAACCAACTCCGCCCGCTGCAGGCGGCGCGCCAACAGTCAGGGTTCTTACATTGGCGGTACCGGTCGCAGCGCATGAAAGAATCCAGACATTGCTGGCACCTTCCAGAATGGCATGGCGATACATATCGTAGAGCATTGAGCCCGGCCCGCACAAACTCCGGGCCTCTTTGATCGAGGCCGGGAAAACCGGCACATTGTCATCCACGGATCCCGCATCAGTTGTATGGCCGACAAGCAATACCCTTGACTCGTTTTGAAAATTGCCACCCGAATTGACCTCAAAAGAGATAATCGGCGCAACAATATTCGCGGGAATCGAATTGAATTGAATTCCGCTCATTTTGTCCTGTCCTTTTTACTAGGTTTCAATTGAGATCTATTTGCGAGGCGTTTTGTTTTGCCTCGGCTTTCCCGATGATTGCTCACCCGGTTCATTTTCCGCATTGCCGGTTACCGTTTCATCCGACCGCGATTTTCGCACCGCCTTGCTGACTGAAATGCAACCCTGTTGCAGGCAAAGACGGTAAAACGGATCCTCGATATTCACTCGCTCACCGTCAGCCGAAAATAACCGCCCGCCTCGATCAGGCATTGGCAACTTGTGCTCCGGATTTTCGAGCTTGCAAAACTTGATATTCATGATGCTGGATCCTTTCTGTCCGCGATTGAAACCGGCGTATTCCCCTGCATCACGTCAGGCTGCAGCAGATCTGGCGCGTTTTGTGCCGGGAACCGCGCGAGGAGCTGGGTAAGCTTTTCCCGGGCATAGGAATCCTGAGGCAATTCCGACAGCAACACCTCCAGGGATTTTGGCTTGCCACTGGTAAAATCAAAAATGTCATCGCCAATCGCCAGCGTGTAACGCTGGGTAATGCGCTGCCAGCGAAGCCCTAATTCGGGAACGGCAAAAGGCTCCTCCTCAACTTGCAAAATTGAGCGCACAAATTGCCGGAAGAACCGGCCCTCAATCGCCTCCTCCAGCAAAAACTTGACTTGCGCCATCAATGCAGCAAGAACCAGTTTTGCCTCCGGATCCGTACCCGCCATGGCATCCGCCTCGGGCCCGGCTCCAGGGTTGTCATCATCCGTCACAACCACTGCCAATTCGCCGACGACCTCAAGGACGCAACGGGTATCAAACTCAATCCCCCCGGTTTCCGAGCGGTTTTCCTGCCTTACTCCTGCGGTGTAGACACCCAGCACCGGTGTAAAAGAGGCGTCTTTGTCTAGCTCGGATATCTTGATTTCCCGACTGTCACAGACCAGACCACCGGCAAGGGTTGGAAAGTTGATTTCACCCTTTATTGCGGCCGTTGGGCACAGTATCTCGATTGCGGCTAGTCTCACCGCCTCAGCCGTCAGCATCAGGCAATCCTCCCGATTTGGCGAGGCTGCAAACTATGTTGCCCGCGCCATCATCTTCGGTTTCAGTCACGCTGAACCAGCGCTCGCCATCAATGTCGAGCAGCACATATCCTGTTTTGATCTCGGCCGGGGATGCAGTGATTGAAACAGTTTCCTCCTGGCCATGATGCAGGCTGGGGGCGTTGCCGGATTTGCTGGAAACATCGGGGCGAAATCTCGAAACATCGCCCCGGCTTTCAATGTAGTAGCAGCCTTGCCGCTCAAACGGTTCGGCGGACAACTTCTTTTTTTGCCGGGCATTCACCCCTCCAACCGACTCCATCGGGTAAATCCGCCAGGTGCCCGCATGCACCGCCTCGACAGCTTGCCGGGCGGTGCTTATCAGGTGATCAAAGCCCGACATGCTCAGAGCGTAGCCCCGATTTTTACATGACCGGTACTGGATGGATTGGCCGCCGCAGCAGCAGCGTAACCGATCTTTGTATTGCCGGAACTTGCAGTGGTTGCGAGGCCACCCGGTGTAACATAGATCTCAGCCCCTTGCGTCCAGGCTTGGGCACTGGTTTTGGCAAGCTCGAACACCCCATTGGTCCGGACCTGCATTTCTTCACCGTTAGCGGCACCCGTAACGGAAATGCCGATCAGTTTTCCTTGCACCACCACCGCACCGGGATCGGTATCAGCAGCAGCCGTGACCGGAAGCGTGTCACCGTCTTGAACATAGTTTTTCATGGTTTTGTCCTTTGGTAAGAGTCGCCCCGGCGCAACCGTGGCCGGGGATGGTGCCTGGCAGATTGCCGCCAGACAGAAACTTGTCAGAAAGCTTTATGCGCCGACGTTTTGGTAGGCAGCCCGGTAATCCACGGCCCCGACACCAAAATCATGTTCGAGCTTGCCCTTTAGGCCCTGCGAACCGAACGGCTCATCAAAGGTCAAACGGGGTGCTTCATAGCCATCAAGCAAGCCCCAAACCCAGTTAGCCGCCCTGCTTGGATCCGCATACAGCTCCCAGGCATTGCCGGTCATTTCTGCAGGTGAAATTACCTCCAGCTTTCCGGAAAACGGATTGACCTTCACGCTTTCATTGGCAGTAATGGATGCAACAAGTTGCTCGGCTTCGGTTTCCTTGTCCGGAGATACCAGCAGGATTTTTGCCTGAATGTTGATCCGTTTTTTGTCCACGCTTGTTTGCTTGCGCATGGCGGCACGACCGGCCGAAATTGCAGCCACGGTAATCGCAGTACCAGGAGATTTCAGGTTGTTGTGATCGGCATGGAAAACCGCCTTGTTGTCAGCCAGCTTTGCAGATGCCTTGAATTCGTAGAAACGGCGTTCCTCGAAATTGGCAACCTCATCACCAGATGAATTGATAACCTCCTGTATTGCCCCCATGTCATCATTCACCATCATCTGGCGAGTAATGGCGAACTGGACGGCGTAAGCTTCAACCATCGCCGTTTCTTTCGATTCCCCGAAAGTACCGTGCTTGATTTCACCGGCCTCACTCAGTCGTTGCAGTTTGGGGAAATCACCTGCCCGGATTTGTGGATGCGGGCGGAAATCGCGGAAATTGCGTTGCCGTGAAATTCGGCGATAGGTTGGCTCGGCCTGCTCATAGCGTTCAAGCAGTGACTTGTTGAGGGCATTTGAGAAAATACCCGGGAAATCGCCTGTTGTATGAGGCGCAAATGCACTCATCAAAACGCGCTCGCGATCTGCAAAGCTACGCAATCGCGCACCATCCTGCCCGCTTACCTGTGCGGCAAGCTCGGGAATGGAAAAGCTCATGTACTCGCGTCCCTGATCCTCCGGCGTACCACCGGTAAATTGCGCAACAAGCGCACACATGACTCCTGCGCGCATCGTTTCTCCGGCATCACGCCCAACTGAGGCCGTAGGTGCCGGGGCGTCGACCGGTGTGGAAAGCTCGGCAATGATCATGTCCTTTGCACCATCAAGCGTTTCCGCGCCGAGGAGGACACGGTTTGTTGCCTCGGCAGACAGACCGGCAGAACGGCATTGCTCACCAATTGCCAGAAAGGTTTCGCGTTCACTCATTTGCGGCGTGTCAGTTGCCGTGGCTGCAGCAGGTGCAGTCGTTTGCGTTGCGGCAGGCACGGCAGATGCCGGGCTGCGGGTTGGATCTGCGGCCATAGTTGCAGCCGCAGGAGTATTGGATGACGCCGGTTTGTTGCCCTTCGCCACGTTTGTGTTTCCGCTCATTCGAGCCTCCTTAGCTATGGCAGCAACAAGAGCCGCCGTTTGTTGCCCGCACTCGGGCGGGGTCAATTCCCTGAGTTGCTCAGGCGAATTCTTGAAAATTGAGTAATCGAAAACCGGGGAACGCATTTGCGGGCTTTCATCATTCGCAGCGTTTTCCGCATGATCTGCAAAGCCCTCGGCAACCGCCTCCTCGGCCGTGTACCAGGTCTCCTCCTCCATGATTTCGCGAATTTCGGAAACCGGTTTACCGCTTCGGGTTGAGTAAATTGTCGCGCCACTGGCAGCCATTTTCCTCAGAAAATCGGCTGACTTTTCATGATCTTTTGCAGGCCCGTATGTGATGGTTGAGGGATCATGTATCATCATCAATGAGCCTGGCCGCATGATGATCTTGTCTGCAGCCATGGCAAACAAACTGGCAGCGGATGCCGCCAAAGCCTCGACATATAGCGTTATTTCGCCATCATAATCGAGCAATGCATTATGGATGCCGATACCCTGCCATGCGTTGCCTCCAGGCGAGTTGAGGCGAACGTCAATCGCCCCGCTCAATTCATCAAGGGCATCACGCACTTGCGTTTCGGTAAAGCCTCCGCCGAACCAGTCACCACCGCAAACGCCAAGCAAGTACAACGCGCCGTTTTTGATCAGCTTATTTGTCATGTTTCATTACCCTTTCCAGCTCCCGCTTGCGGCGGGCATCTTCCAGTTTTTCCTTGTGAACATCTTCGGGATCCCGGCCACGTTCGCGAATGGTTTCCTGTTCGCTGCGGAACCCGGCCGTGATGGCTTTCTCCAATGCCGTTACATCGCGCGAAGGGTCGATCATGTCGCGAGCCTGTGGCGTCCAGTTGAGTGAAAATTCGCCAAGCCGGTCACAGGCATGGATTGCCTGAATGGTCCACCCTGTAAGCGGGTGCAGAAATTGTCCGGTTATCGCACCGGATCGAATGGACTCATAAAATCGCTGATCCTCCAGCCAGCCCATTCTGTTTGAGGAAAAATTGCCCATCGACATGTCGCCGGTAAGGGCCGCATAGGAAATACCAATACCCATTGAGATCTCGAGCGCTTCCGAGCTCCAGAATTCCTTGTACCCAGCGGTTTGTGGCGGATCCCCGAATGAAACCTCATCGCCCGGCTCAAGATGCTCAATGAGGCCAGGCGTTATTTCCTCAAGCGGATAGTTTGCATGACCACCGTTTTTTGAGTTTCCGGTGATACCTGCCGTGGATTCCTCATTGCGTTTGATGAAAGCAACAAAGGCCCCGGCAATTTTTTCCCGGTACAAACGAGCGTCACCAAACTCGTGAAGGTCTGCCAGCTTCACCGCCACAGGAGCGAACCAGCTCGCACCATTGATCTGGCCCGGACGGTCAATCCGGTAAACATGACAAACGCGGCTGGCCGGATAAAATCGCGACTGGCGATGCCTGCCATGTATTACATCACCGGGATGCTCATCAAAGAGCCAATAACCCTCACGCCGACCGCGCCGGTCAAATTGAATACCGTTAATGATGCGGCTGCGGTTGTTTTTGTTAGTCAGGGTTTGTTTTGTGGTATCGAGATAATCAGCCTCAAGCACCTGCAGCCTGAGTGGCAATACGTGCTGGCCCGGATCCGGTGCCATGAAATGCTTGATCACAAAGCATTCGCCATCGGATGGTAACAGCTTCACAATGAGTTGCTGCAAGCCGTACAGATCAAGCTGGCCATTATAGTCGCATGCTGGCGTATCGAAATGCCGTTTCAGCCAGCCCTCAACCTTTTCCTTGTCAGCAGCATTGGAGGTAACAGCGTTCGGGATAATGCCTTTGCCAACCACATTCTGAGAAACCAGCATCGGAACGCGGGCAGCAATGGGATTGTTGCGCACAAGATCCCTGCCGACAAACCGAAGCCGGTCGCGGGCCATGGAGACCTCGGAAATGGCACCCGCACTGTTCGGCCGCCATGAATTGGTGCGCCTGCCCCTGGAAGCCGCATTGTATTGCATTTCAACAGACCGGAGGTTGCGCATGCGCTCGCGGGCAACCATGCGGCCAAGTCCGGCTTTGGGAGAGAAAAAACCGATGAGGGTATCAAGAGGATTCGCCACTAGAACCCTCCATCATAAATGGCAACGGTTCTGCGATTGCGCGTTTGCCCGGCCAATTGCCGCTTGGCGAACTCGTAAGCACGGCGCATGTCCGCATGCGACTGATAGGTTACTTCATGATCCTTGAAGCGAACCCGCAATGCACCCGAAGCAATTGCCTTTTCGAGCTTTGCCAGATCCTCGGCAGTCAAAGCCGTTTCAATATTCGCACTCATAGACCATTCCTCTTTCCAAGGCCGCCCCGCCGCGACAAACCGCGATCAGTCCGGCTGCGCCTTGGTTTTGTGCTTTGTGGTGTTTTCTCGGGCACTTCATTGCCAGCCGGTTTGCTTGCCGCGCGACGCGCCACTTCCGGGGTGAACAGCCCGTCATCCAGGATTTGCTGCTCGAACCCTACGCCAAGATCCTGCGCCACTCCCGCCCAATCATCATTCTCAAGGCGTGACACCCCGAGATATTCGGAAATCGCATCACAATAAATATTGCAGTCCAGCCAGTGGTTTTCCTTGCCCGGAACCGGCTTCCAAACCAGACGGGGGCGGCCCCGGTAAGTTTCCTCGGAAAGAAACTCACCCGTGATTTGTTTGAAATATTCCTCAGAGAGTCCCCAGGAAAAATGCACGTAACCGGGCGGAAAACTGCCATCATCGTTCATGACTTTGCGCAAGCGGTCATAATGGGCCGCTTTCAGCGGATAGGTTCCCACGGTATAGAGTTGTGCGCCCTTGCGGATGCGCTTGCCGTTGAGGGCAATATCAACCAGCTTGGGTGCGCCCAAGGCTGGCAAATTCCACCCGTCCGCACCTTTGAGCGCCATTGCGAAATCACGGCGATCACGACACCAGGTATAAACCACATGCGAGCGGTAACCGGAATCAACGCCGAAGCGTACAGGCCGCGCCCGACCACCCATTTCGTATTTGAACTCGCGGCGGCAATATTGATCAAGCTTGAGCCATGCACCCGCACCCGGCACGGACGTATCACCCTCCAGAAAATCCGCATCAACTGTATAGGTTACCGCGTTCGGGCCATAAGCTTTCAGCAGTACATATATGCCATTACCTTGAACGTCTGCCGAACCGATCAGGATCACCCCGCCTTTCGGCACCTGATATGATGGCATATCGCGATCACGCCTCAAGAAAAGCTGATCATGATCCGGCGCATCACTGGTAACCTCATACGGCAACCCCAAGGTCAGGTTGGTGAAGGATTTCATTTTGGTGGGGTTTTCGCGAGCTTTCAGATATCGCTCGGCGATTTTGTCCCAAGGTACAAACGGCGATGTAAGGGCATCAAAATGATAGGATGGATACGCACCCGGCCGGGCGGCGGTTGCAATCCACTCCCCCTTTTTCATAAGGGCAACTTTTTCATGCCCCTCGATAATTTGGCCGCAACAGGGCGTGACGTAATGGGCCTCATACGGAAACACTTCATTGAAACGGAAACAGGCCAGATCAAACTTGAAGTGAAATTTTTCACCGCAACCGGGGCATGGCATGTGCCAGTAACGCTGATCACCAGCCTCAAACCGCACATTGATTTCACTCGCCTTGAGTATGGTTGGCGTGGAAATATACAGCCGCTTCCACTCACCAGACATGAGAAACGACTCTTGCCGAGCCTCAACCATGTCGAGCGGAGACCCTTGCCCGTCCAGGTCAACCGGGTATTCATCAACCTCATCACAGCCCGCCCACTTGACTGTTTTGGATCTCAAGTCGGCAGCCGATGAGGAAATTGCGAGCTTGAGGGATCCACCCGGATATTGCTTGGAGCTGGAAGTGGAGCCGCGACCGGATCTGGAAACCTGCGCCTTTACTTTTTTGAAAAGAGCTTCCGTTTCATCAATGACACGGGCCAGCTTTTCGCGTTCGAAATCACCGAGCGCACTTTGTGTTGGCTGCACGATCATTGCATTGCAGGGATCATGCACAATCATGTGCGAGGCGGAAGCAAGCAGGAAAAGCGTGAAACCGGTTTGGGCACTCTTGCGAATTGCCACCTCGTTTTCCACACTGTCAAAGGATGCAAATTCCATTGGCTCGCGCAGGTAGGGCGTGAGCTCAAGATCCATTAGTGTGCCCGCTTGTGGTCCGTCCGGCACAACAAGGTTTTCAGAAGCCCAGGCCCATGCCTCCTGCCTTACTGGCGGCTCAAGCACGGCAACCATGGCAGCGGCCATCAACGCAATGGCGGATTTGCGAACACTCATGCCGGGATCCTTGTTTCGTTAACCGCCTCAGACTTTTTTCTGGTTTTCACCTTGCCGCGCTCATGGCTGGAAACGGCATCCCCAAGTCCCTCGACCAGTTGCTTTCGGAACTCATCAACCAGCGGCCGGGCAGCCGCCTTGGCAGCTTTCATGTCAGTGCCACCGGCCGCACGGGCAATTTCTTCGCTCATTGCTGGAAGTTTTTCGGCAACTCGCAGGAGTGCGGAAGCAAGCGCAACACTGGCCTCCTCAATGTCTGATACAGATCTGACAAGACCTAATTCCTTGTCGAGTTTGAGCTGGGAAAGTTGGGCCTCGGACTCGGCCCGCTTGCGCTGCGCTTCACGCAACTTGAGGCTTTCAGGGTCATGACCTGCCGGGGCATCATCATTTCGCGTGGCGGCTGATTGCTCGGCAAGGCCGTTGCCATGCTCGGAAACAGCAAGGGTAAATTCCGCCACGTTCACCATGACGTTGCGGCCCTTCTTTCTGGTTTTTATGTGCCCCTGTTTTTCAAACTCACGGACACGCTTGTGCATTGCCTGACGAGTGACGCCATGCCGGTCGGCCAGCTCTTTTACGTTCAGCCATTCGCCCTCATCGAGTGAAGGCTGATCAAGCAGATCTGCCAAAGGGAACTCCAGTCAACCTGCAGGCTCCGGAGTCAACCCGAGTCAACCCGGCCGGAAGGTCTGAAAAACTAGCGATTTTTCGGGGTCGTCCCGCCCCGTCCGTTTTTTGCGGCCGGAAGGACCCGCGACCGGCCAGGGTGTGGCGGCGCGTGGCGGGAGTGTGGATTGTGTTGCTGGTTGCGATCAGTCCGGCAGGATGCGGGACAATTCGTGCAGCATGCGATTGCCCAGCTCATCGGCAATCAATTCATTGAGGAGCTGCTGGTATGGCTCCGGGGATGTGGCGATATCGTTTGCCGGGTTCGGGCCGTACAACTCGCGGATCGGATAGCGCGCCTTGCCCACGCGCTTGAAAACACCGGCACCGCCTGCCCCGGCCTGCAATACAAACGAACCGCGAATGGATTTGCGGCCGCGAACAAGTGCACCCCTCACGCCCTGTCTGGCACCAAGCTTGCCAAGCCTTATCCAGTTGGACCGCACCACAATCTCACGCGACTGCCCGTCACCATAGGGCAATGTGGTTCGCTCGCGAATGTGCTTTTGCGGAATCTTGATCCGCTTTGCAGCAAGCCGGACAACGCGGGTTCGGCCCATGGTCTGCATGCGCCTCAATGCGCGGCGGATCACCTTGGCCTTGATGGCCGATGGCAGATTGTCCAGTTGCCGGGATAGCCGAAAGAAATCGGATGCATCGACATGCAGCGCTGCTTGAACCAAGGTCCATGCCTTTCAGGTTTTCGGGATTTCCAATGCAGTAGCAGTTTGCGATGAACCGGGGGCTGTTGCCTTGGCGTTCACCGGGCGGCAGCGGGGGAACTTAATCCGCACTCGGGCCTGCACATTCGATGGACAGATTCGGTATTAAAGCCTCGACAAAGAGTCAACATCAATTTCCACACGTGCTGCGAATGCTCCACCCTGCAGCCGCACAAAAGCCTTGTGCCGTATGGTTTTCTCGCCCTCTTTTTTTTCCCTGAAACCTTCCACAGTGCCGGTCAGTGTTTCGAATGCACCGCCTGTTATCATCGCGATTTCACCAATTCCCGGCGAATCGGGTGAGACAACCACACCCCTTTTTTCATCAAATCGGCCGGTGTTTAGATAGGTGATCAACTGTTGAGCAACCTTTTGTTGAACGCGCAAGGGCTGGCCGCCGAGTGCCACAATGCCGTGCACATACCGGCAAAGGGTGAAACGCGCCATGACTTCAAACAACCGTGCCCGGTCATTGCCGCCAAGGGCAACCAGCACATATCCGGGAAACACCAGAAACGGCTGATCAACCCAACCTTTGCCCGTGCGGCCGTTTGGCAGGATCTCGCGCACTTCACGGATGGCAACCGGCATGACAGCCGGAAAGCCAAGCGCACGGATCTCGGCAATGGCAAGTTGGTCATTGGAAGGCATGCGGGGCGGTACCGGCCTTGATACTGTTTGAACCACGTACCATGCATAGCTTTCCCAGGCATCGGGTATCGGTTCCGGCTCAACCGGAGGAAACGGGGCATAAACCCATTGGCCGGTAAAATCGCGCACCATGACCTGATCCTTGCGAACCAGCTCGCCGCGCTTGCCGGGCGGTACAAACTCAATCGGCACTCCATCCGGTCGGCTACTCATCAACATCACCCGGCCTTTCCATTGCTTGCGAAATCTCGTCGGCATAATCCTGCATTACCTGCATCACCTGCCGCCTGATACCGATCAGCCGCCGCAAACCGGCAGCCTTGCGCACCTGATCCTTTGTTGGCCCGCATTTACCCTTGATGCTTTCGGCCCGTATTTTCTGCTCAACCAGATCAAGCGCCGCCTCATCATCGCGTAACCGTTCAAACTGCGCATTGAACACGGCCGCACACTCGGCCAGTGCCGCCCTGTGAATTCTTTCCTCGCTCATGAGCCGAATGCCTCCCAATCCTGACCGCTGCCCACCTGACCTTTGCCCCCGGGGCCGGGGTCGCCGGTCGAGGCTTCCAGACATTCCCGCCAGATATCGGCTGGCACCTGCCAGTCATGGCCGGGCTCGCCATCAAGCTCGGCCCGGTCGAGTGCCACAAGCCCCGCCTGCAATTGCGCCCATTGTTCCGAACCGCTGGCAATCGTGACCGTTTCCGCTTCATGGAAAACCGGCACACGGGGCTTGATCGGCTGGCACCGGTCGAGCGCCAAATCGTATTGCTTTCGCAGGAAACGTGCCTTGAGCCCTTCGCACTCACGAAACCAGCCCCGCACAAACTCGGCCGAGCGAGGCGGTATTTCCCATGTCATGGCCGGGTAGTCGGGCGGTTGCTCGGCCGGTACCCAAACCCAGGCCGGGAAATCGCCTTTTGGCAGGTCATAGCCCATGGCCGCATGCCATTCACGCCAGCGCCGCCAGCACTCACCGTCACCACGCACCTGCACGAAATGCTCATGCGGCGGAATTTCCCCGGGTAAAAGTCGCATATTGTCGATATCATCAACCGGCGCACCCTGCGCCAACCGCTCGAGGCGCAAGGCCATCCATGCCTTGCCCCACGGGGCCAGCCGCTTGGTTGAGCGCAAATGCTCCTCGCGTTTCTTTTCCTCGGCCTTGCGGGTTTCAATCCGCTCCATGGCCCGGTTGACAGGCTCACAATCAAACTTGCGTTCGCGGATATAGCTTGAGTAAACGCCGAGGTAATCCCTGCCAGCAGATTTCAGCCAGACCTTGTAAGCCTTGATGCGGTCAGGATCCGTGGCCCGGGCAAACTCCTGCTCATTGCCAAGTTTGCCCGCCTCAATCTCGATCTGGTTGATTGAACCGCTCAACCGCTCATCCCATGCCGTCCACCCGACATGCAGGGCGCGTTTCATGTCGGCAGACAATTGCAACTTTTCAAATTCTCTCTCGCCGCCAGCGCGCCGCGCGGGCGCATTTCGTGAGAGTGGGTCGTTAGAGTGGGTCGTTATACTAGGTGCCGGTCCAGAGTCGGCACCCCCTGCCGGTCCAGGGTCGGCACCCCCTGCCGGTATACCGGCACCCCCTGCCGATATATCGGCACCCCCCTTTGGCACTTCCGCAACAGGATCAACAGCCGTATTTTCATGGTCGGGGCCAGCATCGGCAACCCCTTCCCTTGCCCGCAGTGCCCGGGTTTTTGCAACCTCGGCAGGCACGTTTTCCTCCTCCTCCGGCGCGCCATGGTCATAAACCACCCGGTAAAAATGTGCGGAATCCCGGCCGGAATCGGTATCAACCGCATGAATCTCGAGTAATTCAGCATCCACCAGACGCCGGATTGAGGCTTGAATCGTCGACCGGGCCTTGCCGAGACTGCGGGCCATCTTGACTTGCGACAAGCGCCACCAGCCATGCCGGTCGGCATGCTTGCCAAAGTAGCAAAGCACCTTGAGATCCATTCCCTTGAGCGCGTCAATCTCAAGCGCCCGGGCCGGGATGATACAGAAACGCGGATCACTCATCCTGTCACCTCAACCAGATCGCCACGCGCAATCATCACCCGCGCCGCATGGCACGGCCCGTCACACACATGGCCGACCGCGTATTCAAGCACCTGCACCCGGGTTCCGGGCGGCAAGCCGATCACGGCCGCCATGCTGGAAACGATTTTCCGCTTTTCCGGGGCGTCAATCGCCGCGCGCATGGCATTGTCTGTAATGATCAGGGGCGGGTTCATGCGGCCAGCCTTTCGCAAACGTGTTCGCTCCACTGCAGTGCGAGTGCATCCGCCATGCCGGGGAAAAACCGGCTGCGCTCATGGCCGCGATTTTCACCGGGAGACATGCGCCACACACGGTTCCAGGCTTTCCATTGATCGCTGCCGCGCACCGGCTCGGGCAGGCGGTTGGTTTCCTCAAGCTCCGGCAGGTTTTTGCGGTACCAGCCGGTAGCCTTGTACTCGGGATGGCCGAACCAGAAGGGCTGCACGATTTGCGGTTTTGGAATTTCCGGCATACGGTCGCGGGCGAGATCATGCATTTCCGGGTTCTCTATTGCGACATGTTCAACCGGCGCATTCCAGCAGGCCATAAACAGGTCCACGGCCTCGTCAAACTCGCGTTTCATGCTTTCCCAAGTCCGGCCTTTTGGCAGTTTTTTGGGCGACGTCATCTTGCCCGGGCCGGATAGCCAGCGGCGGCCGGAACGGCAAAGGCGCGTGCATGGCGGGTGACAGACCACCAGCAGATCCCAGCCAAGGTGCAATACCTCGCGAACATCGCCGACAATATGCTTGTTTGAACGGTCCTCACTTGGCAGCAGATCGCATGACCAGGCATCATGCCCGAGACGGGCAAACGCACCCCTGACGGTGCCTGAATATTCGCAGCCGACAAGCACCTTCATTGCGCACCCCCCACCCCGAGAGACCGCCAGAGCTTGAGCCGGGTTTTGTTGCTCACCCAGCCTTTCATCGCCCCCTCGATGGCAAGTTGGGAAACCCGCGCAGTTTTTGACAAACGGCGTTTCACCGCCGCCCGTGCAGCCTGCGGTGCGCATCCGGTCTCGCACCGCTCCAGCACGATTTGACCTTGCAGGAATAGCCGCAGCATGGCCGCGCTGAAATCATGAGACAAGGCGGCGTCGCTTTCGGTGGTTTGCTGCGCAAACGCACCTTGCGCTGGCAGTTCCGCACTTACGCCTTTGGCATAAATGCTATGTTTCACGGGTGACATGAGCTGGAACCCCCCGTTTTTTCTAGCTTTTCCCGATGCGGCAGCCCGAAAGTCGAATGCGGATTTGGTGCCGCCTCCACCAGAAATTCGAACGGGTCGAGCGCCAGCTTTTTGCAAATCAGGAGATAGTTTGGTGCCGATTGCGGCAAGCCGTTCGCTACCCTCGACATCATGCCCTTGCGCAAGCCGAGCTGCTTGTGCGCAGCATTCAGGCTCAAGTCACGGCGATGCAGTGCGGCAGCCACCGCATAGGCAAATTTTTCCCGGTCAATATCAGCCATGGCGTACAACTTTTTTGTTGTTTTCTCTTGTGTTCACAACTTTTTTGTTGTAAGTTCTTTGTATGGAAAGGAGCAACAAATGAAGCGTGGAGCGTTGATCAGGGAGCTTCGAAAACTGGCAAAGACCAGTGGAGACGAGTTCACCATCAACAAGGCGACAGGCAAGGGAAGCCACTGGAAAGTGAGGTGTGGCAAACGCCAGACCATCATCAAAAGCGGAGAACTTTCTCCCCACTATTGTCGCATCATCAAACAGCAACTCGGCCTTCTTTGAGGCCGGGTTATCCGTTTGGGTACGCTTCCGAACACAAACAACACAAAGGAACTGAAAGGCATGAAAACCACTAACTACCAGGCCATGACAGAACCGCGCGAAGGTGGCGGTTTCATCATCCGGCTGCCGGATTTTCCGGAAGCCGTCAGCGAGGCGGATGACGAAGCAGGCGTTCCAGCCGAAGCCAGGCAATTGCTTGAAGCGAGCATCGCCTTCCGGGTCGAGGAACACGAGCCATTGCCCGATGCAACCTATAGCGAGGGCTTTGCTGTCCCGATCCCGCCACAACTCGCTGCCAAACTGGCTGTGATCGAGGCGTTTGAGGAAAGCGGCTTTACCCAGGCCGAACTGGCCAGCCATCTTGGCATCAAGCAACAGGAGGTAAGCCGCATCCTCAGCCCGCACCACACCACCAAACTTGCCCGGCTTGAGGATGCCCTCAATGCCATGGGCAAGCACCTGGTGTTGCACGTTGAACCACTTGCGGCCAACGGGTGATAACAAACTGTACGGGGCACTGGATTTGACTTTGCCCCGTGCCCCAACCCTGCCCTGCAGAGGGCTGCAACCGACTGACGGATGAAAACCCATGGGAAAGACAACAAGACGACCGATCCCCGACGAAACAGCCCGGGCAATCCGCGAGGGGCTGGCCGGCAGGAAACGCAAGCCACACACTCCCGAAATGAAACAACGCGTCGCCCGGGCCATGAAACTTGCCGAGGCTGACGAGCCACAGGGGAATGACTGAGCAGGATACGGCCTCACTGGCTCACCTCCCCTGCATGGTCTTTCCAGTCCACCCGGTTAATGACGGATGACCCCGTGTGACCGGCTTCCCAAACGAACCAGGCTGTGTTCATGGAACTGGATGCGTGCGGCCCATCCCAGCCATCCCGATGCATCATGGGCAGGCGGCGCTTGAACACATGAATGCGCGCCGGTGGTATCGTTTCCATGAAATATTCACGGTCAGGATCCCCGAACCCGCAAAGCACATTCAGGTTCATCAGCATGGCGATTTTTGATATCTCGCCCGCCTCCAGCATCCGCACAGACCGTGCAACAAACCGGTTCAGTACCTCCCGGTCATAGGGCGGATTTGTAATGATGCTCCCCACCACATAGGGGGCATGAGCCAGCTCGCAAAAATCAAACACGCCCTGCCCGGTTCCGTCTTCTCTCGTCGTCCCGTAGTCATTGAGGTCCGAAATCTCCAGTTCGAACCCGGCAGTTTCCAGCAGCCGCACTATCGCGCCGCGTCCGCAAGCCGGTTCCCAGATCCGTTTCCCGAATTCCTCAAGGGCCAGCAGGCTGCGGGTGGCACATTCCGGCGTTTCATACAGATCATGGCCACGCTCGGCCCGTGCAGCTGATTGTGTACCGATGTGAACGCGCTTGTTCTGACTGCGAATTTCCCGCGCCCGTTGAACAGCGGCTGTTCGCCCTTGCGGGCTGTCATCAACATAAACGGGTGCCGGTCGTGACTGTTTTCTGCCAAGCGTGTCAATCACCCTGTCGACGTGGGGAATTTCCCCACGTCCAGCCAACGATTTGCGTTGCCGCGCCACCGTTTTGTGATCAACAGCCAGCCGTGCCGCAATCGCCCTGTCAGAGAGTTTCGGCGTGTCGCGAAGCTGGTCGCAAATCAGGGCCTGTTTCTGCTCACGCGTGAGGTGGCGCCGATTGATATTGAGCGCGCGGGCATGCGCCTTCTTTTCCGCTTCATTCAGCCCGGCCCGGATAATGGTCGGCCAATGCTTGATACCAAGTTCAATGCAGGCTTTCTCGCGGTGGTAACCATCGAGGACGTTGCCATTCTCATCCATTTCAACCGGAATTTGCACCCCGATTTCAGCAATCGAATCCTTGAGACGGGCAAAATCCTCTTTGCCCAAGGAGGGCATGACCTGATAGGGAGCACTCATTGTTGAAGCTCCATCCATTGGTCTGCCCATATGTCCGCCCTGATCGGCCAGCCCGCGTCAACCACCTTGTAATCAGGCAGCCGGTCGCGTTTGAGCATGGTGCGCAAATTGAACAGGAACAGCGCCACCCGTGATGCGCGGTAGTGTGTATAAACAACATCCTTGCCGCGCATGACTTTCAGCCATTCCTGGTTGCCGGGATCAGCCATGATTGAGCCCTCTCTGTCTCACGCAGAGTGACCGCACATTACTTCCCGACGGGCGGGGGGAACGGATATCATGCTGGTTGGTCGACGGGTTCATTTGCCGCCCCCCGGTGCCAGCCATGGAGCCACTTTAATCGCCTTGGCGTAAAACCAGCGACTCCAGCTCATCAATTGTATTCCGGTAACGTCTCGCATCCAGCCGCCGCAAGTGCTCGGCCGTTGCTTCGAATTGCCGCCGCTGCTCATGAGCCTCGATCCTTGCTTTCTTTTTTCGCAACGCATCAAGCTCCCAACCGTCCACCCGTTTGAGGGTGCCGTAATACATGGTCTCGGCGCGTCTTATTGTGTTGAGTTTCAGATCATTGTAGGCGGCAGCGATTGCCCCCTTCCGGTTCCCGTATTTCTCAACAGGGAAACACTCCTTGATCAGGTTTTGGGCTTCCGCAACGTCAATCATGTGCGGATCCCCCTTGCGCATTTTTTGCAAGCTCTTGCGTAACATTTGCACCCTCTTGCGATCCTTCCCGGTTAGTCTGGTAAGCGTTCAGGCCGACCAGACAGGTGAGAAGGATTTGAAAGGAAGCAAACATAACGAACGAAACAACGCCCTTGGCCGAAAGGCCGGGCAAGAGCAGGGCAGACAGGCGAGACGCAATACAAAACTCGCCCGCCTGCCCTTCATGCGCGCAGTGCCCGTTGCAGGTAACATTGAGCGCAAAAGTCATTTCGTGGACTCCAGTACCGTTTCCGGGCGGTTGGCTTTCAGCCATGCCAGCCGGGTTTTGTGGAGGTCATCCAGCGTGACAGAATTTCCGGTAATCTTGGCAATGCGCATCACCAAATCCGCATCGACCTTGACCGCACCTGTCACGATGCGCTGAGCAGCACGGGCCGGGTTGGATTGACCAAGCCCCAGCCTTTCGCCAAGCATTGCGAGCGTAATTCCGCTATCTTTTCGCCAGTCATCAAGAGTCATGGCGGTTATATAGCGTTTTTTGCTATAATATTGTCAAGTACCTATAGCATTTTTCGCTATTGTTCACATTCGCAAGATTGTGGATTATTGCAAAATGCGCCATAAACTCAAAGAGTTACGAACCGCCCGAGGCTTAACGCAAGAACAACTTGCCGAGGCTCTTGGTGTGCACTTCACCACATTGAACCGTGTTGAAAACAAGCCAGACCTGCCAACCAAATGGGTTGAACGACTCGCAGGTTTCTTTCACGTCGAGCCCGAGGAGATTATCGGGCAACCCAATACTCCGCCCGTTGCGAACGCAAGCCCCAGGCAATTGCCATTGTTTGGTTTGGCAGCCGGTTCCGGAAAGGGTTTTGAAAAAATGTCAGAGGATGCAATCGACTGGGTTGATTGCCCGCCAGCACTGGCAAATGTGAAGGATGCATATTGCCTGTATGTGACCGGCAATTCCATGGTGCCAAGATATTTCAGTGGCGAGTTGGTTTTTGTGAACCCCCATCGGCTGGCACGGGAGGGTGATGTGGTTGTCATTCAGACCCAAATTCATGCACAGGCGCCAGTTGAGGCTGCAATCAAGGTATTCAAGGACAGAACCAAAACCCATATAATCACCAGCCAGTACAACCCGCCCGGCGATGTAACATTTGCAAGAAAGCACACAATCGGTCTGCACCGGGTGCTTACCAATAACGAGCTTTTTGGATTATGAGACACCTTCACCGCTTCGCGATTGCCGCCTCCGCCCTGCTCCTGACAACGGCAACCGGAGTGGCAGGATATCAAAAATGGACTGTCAGCGAAGAAAAAGATCCGTTTAGCGGCGGTGAAAAAGTAACTGCAGAATATGCATTAACCGCAAGATCAGCCGTCCTAATCCTTTGTGATTCCACAGGAAACGGCTTTGAATTGCGGGCGGTTGCCGGATGGCGAGGCGATAGCAGTTTGGAACAACAAACCCCGACACCCCGCATCGCCATTGACGGCGATATTCTGGACGTAACCCCCAGCAGCGCCAGGGGTAGCCTGTTCGGCAATTCAATCGCGGGTATCGTTGCAAATTACAACAAATCGGATTCACGTCAGATAATCAATGCATGGAAAACAGCAAAAAGTCAGATCGCCATTGCCGATTCGATATCAAGCGGCCCCCACTTGATGACCGCAAGAGGCTCAACCCGGGCCGGACAGCGCCTTGAAACCTGCCTAGACAAGCAAGAAATTTCGCCCGCCGGTTACGGCCCCCAGGAAGCAATCACAAGAGAGGGCAAACAGGATAACGTGCTGGTTAAAGAATCCTATGGCGGCAGCTCGGCAATTACAAATTATCTGCTCGGACCCTATTGGTCACTATCTCACATACCCGCAGATCTGCCCGAACAGCATCGCAGGGATCTCCTGTTTTTCACACTTGTAAACGCAAACAAATGCGGATTGTTGGTGAGTGCTGTTCCGCTCAACTTCAACATTGCAACAATGTTGAATGTGTCACCCGCCCCGCCCCGTGCTTTCAGACAGGCAGCGCCGGAGCTTGTTGACAGGCTCACAACAGAATTTGACAATCTTGAGAAATGGGAGACGGCATTTGTCTGCAAGGCAACAGCAGCTCTTGTGCACAGTGTGAGCCAAAAAGTGTACGGCAAACCCGAATGAGCCTCACGTCAAATACAAGTGGATTTTGGCTGCAGAGCGAGTATTGCATAAAATACATATAGCAAATATTGCTATATTTTCCTTGACAGTAATATAGCGTTTATTGCTATATCTCTAATCGTCAACATGATTGGAGAATGCAATGAACAATATGGAAACGGCTGCGGCCGATGATATGGCAAGGGCGGTTGCCGCAAATCGCAACCCCTACACACCACCACGCATAAAGCCACAAGCGCGCAAGAGTGCCTTGGCTCGAATGGTGGATCTTTTTTGCGACAAGGCGGCTGCCGATCAACCGGTAACGATTGGTGAGCTGCACAGGGAAGGGTTTACGGACCAGCAGGTTGATACCCTTTTGCCGGAGGCAACGCGCCTAGCCCGCAACCGCATGAACACCCACTAACGGAATCGCCCCCCTGCCCGGTTATGGCTTTCAAACAGAGGGGGGCCGCATCCAATGTAAGCACGGAACCGGGCTGGAGGATGCGGGGTGTTGCGGCATCAGATCAGGCGTGAACGTCCGTACGTCTGCAAGCCCGCAAGCAAAGCCGTGGCGAAGCCAGCCACTTAAGACGTGACAGCCGGAGAGACGGCAAAAAACTGGAGAAAACATGAACGGTTTCAGCTTTACCAAAGACAAGCAAAACGGCCGCATCGCAGATCCGTGGGCCGATGCGCTGATTGCTGCCCTCGCCGCCTTCGCGGCCCTTGCAGCCGGGGCATCCTTATTCGTTCTAACAGGAGTCATTTGATGGCAAGCAATAGCGTTATCGAGGATTTGAAGGATACGGTCGGCAATCTGCGTGACGAAATCAGGGATCTTGAAAGCCAGCGGGCGGATCTGGATGCGAAAATCATCCAAATGGGAGAAACCTTCAACGAGTTGGAGGGTGACATTGATGAGCATCAATGTGTCATTGATTGTTATGAAGGACGTGAGCCAAGGTTGCGGCATCTTGCAGAGCACCTAGCATGCGGAGAGATTCGCGAGGGAATGAAAATTCTCAACGAACTCTTTCCGCAAACTTGCCCCCCTCCTGATCAAGTCATCCTCCTCATGCAGGCGCACGGCCGCAAGACGTTTGAGGATCCCCGCAATGGCTGAGGGTGGGGTTTCCGTGGGTGGGGCGGCACTGGCCCATGCCGTGGCAATGGCGCGAGGTGCGGTAGACAGACGCAACGACATACCAATCCTGCAGACTTTGCATATTGCAAACAATGGCGATCATCTGAGAGTTACCGGCACGGATCTCGA